GCGTGCGCGTACTAGTTATGGGTGCGACAGGGGAGGGACGGTCATGCGTCCAAGAATATGAATTGAGGAGTCCACCGCCGGCCAGGGACGATCCCGACCAAGGGAGACCAATCCATCGGAGGATCGGCGCCCATGACCGGCGGGGACACTCGCATCTTACGTGGAACTGAACTGTTAGGGGACATTGTTAACCCCGCGTGAAGGGGGGTGCGTACCCCCTATCACCGGCGCAGGCCACGGTTGGAACTCGCAAACCCGCTACGCCCAGGCCGCTGTCCGTACCACTTGGCCTCGAACTCACGCCGTTGCTTCTCCCTCAGCGACTCCAAGTGGGCCGCTTCGGCGGCCTGGGCATCCTGTTGGAGCACGTTTCGGAACCATCGGACACCATGCGCAAGACAATCTACGCGGTCGTCGTGGCGAAGGCTGCCGCGATCCTTCGTGATGTGGGTGAGCTGGTAGAGCAGGCTGAAGACGCCTTTGCCGACATCCTTCTTCGCCAGGCGGGCATCAATGACGACGCGATGCTGGTTCAACACCGGCTCCAGGTCCTCGATGATGCGACGCTCTTTCTGCTGGCTCGGCTTGACCTCCTCCATCGTGCACGGGTACGTCGCTGCGAGCTTTGGGCCGAGGAGCGCGGCAAACATGCCGTCGCCCATCGTCGACTCGATGAGGATCGTATTGACGCCATGATCCTTCGCGATGTCGGCGAGGCCCTGCAGGGTCGCGTCGCCGTAGCCGTCGGTGAAGCCACCGGCGTCGACCAGGAACAGCATGCCGGACAGGTGGTAGAGGACGACATACGCCGTCTCGTCCTTGCCGCGGCCTGAGGGGTCGACGACCATCAGCTTGCCCTGGTAGGGCAGCATGGTGTCGGACAGGTACATCGGCAGGTACAGGCGATCGCCGTTGAAGCCTACGTTGTCGATCTCCAGCGCGTTGCGCGGGTCGGAGGTCCACACCAGCTTCGCAGGCGCGAGCTGGCGATCGACGTCCATGCAGATGAAGTCGCCCGATCGGAGCGGGTAGCGCTCGGCGTCGGACAGGCTCGTGTCGAGCATGAACTGCAGCGCGAAGCCGGACGCCCCGTAGGACGCCTTACGCTCCGCCAGGTCGAGATCGGAGAACCGCTCGGGGTCCGTCGACTTGCCGGCCAGGCTCGGGTTCGCATCGAGTTCGTCGGCGACGTCCGGCGCCAGCTCGCCGCCGTAGGCGACGCGCTTGTCGGGCGTGGGGTACAGCGCCGGCCAGATGCGGATGCGGTAGCCGCGCCCAGGCAGCTCGCGATACACGGACTGCTCGGTCTGCGGCGTGCCGAGGTAGACGATGTTGCCGCCCGGCATGATGACCGCATCGAACTCCTTGATCGCTTCGGCCAGGCGCTCGCGCATGATCTCGGTGAGCGAGTTCTTCGGGACCTCGATGTCGTCGGCGACGATGATCGAGGCACGGCCGCCGGTGAGCTGGCCGTTGATGCCGACCGCGCGCACAGACGGCGCCGCGTGAGCATCGGAGGGTCCGACGTCGAACGCGAGCACGGAGTCTCGCTGTCCATCGCGCGGACGCAGGAATCGCAGCAGCTCGATCTCTTCGATCAAGCGGCGAGTGAAGGTCGCGAACTCGGTGGCTTTGTATTCGTTCGCCGAGACGACCATGATGCGTTCGTTGGGGTTCCGATACAGGCACCACAGGACGAACGCGGCGGTGATCCACGATTTCCCCAGGCCGCGGAAGCCCTGCACCATGCGGCGGCGCGGGCCATGCTGCAGCCACAGCGCGACGGCATATTGGCGCTTCGTCGCCTGCAGCCCCAGGTGCCGAAGGATGAACCAGAGGAAGTACCGGAAGTCGTCGTGGAGCTTCTGCTCGGACTCCGTTTGGACCCACTCGGGGTAGGTCGGGGTGGTCTTGGGGGACTTCATGGGTCTCCGTGGGGCCTAGCAGCCCCCGAGCGGGCGCCAGAGGCGCACGCAGGAGGGGGCCGGTAGGGTAGTACCGCTGGGGCAAAGGTTGCCCTTAGGGGACCTCTGGCGAGGGCCACCTGAACACGAGGGCGGCGTAGTGCTCGTTGAGGATCGGGAACAGGCAGAGATACCCGTGGCCGGTGAGCCACAGGTATCCGAGCGCGATCAGGTCGATCGCTTCGAGGATTCCGTGCATTCCTGTTCGCGCTCGCGCGCGTTCCAGTCGATGTCGTCCCAGTTGCGTTCGACCGCCTTGCGGTCTTCGTTGCGGCGCGCGTCGCTCTTGCCGCCGTCACCCGAACGCATCAGGTCTGGTCGTTGACGAAGACGCCGATGTTCGCCACGGCGGTCGCGGGCTGCGCGATGCGCTTCGTGCGCACCGTGCACTTGCCAGGGATGACGACCGAGGGCATGGCACGGTTGAGCGTGCAGACGATCGTGTCCGCCGAGGAGGGCGTGTCGATCAGGACTTGGATGCCCTGCTCGGGCAGCAACGCCTCGAAGCCGTTGGCGTGGTCGGTGTAGATGCCGATGATCCACCGCTCGTTCGCGGGGACGTTGATGTCGGCACCGCCGCTCGCCGCGGTAAGCGCGGGAGCGATGGAGACGGTCTGAGCCATCAGGGAAGGACCTTCTTGACGGAGATGGAAGTGATGTCGAACGAGTTGGTGCCGTTCGTGCCGGTGGCCTGGATGCGAATCTCGTTCAAGTTCGATCCGGTGTTCGACGTGGTGAGGCGTTCGGTGTACGTGCCGTTCGCGCTGCGCGAAGTGCCGGAGGCCAGGTGGTTCGACGTCGGGCCGTAGAGCAGGACGCGCACGGTGCCGCCGGTGCGATTCGCCACGGTGAACGTGAGTTCGTACGTGGTGTTGTCGGCGAGGCCGGCGGACGACTTCGTTGCAGCGGCGAGGTTGTTCGCGCCGATGAAGTGGATGCCGCTCGCGTCCTGCGTCACCGAACCCGCGGTGCCGCCGTTGATCGTCAGCGTGTAGCCGCCACTGTTCGCGGCCGGCGCGATCTGCGGACCCAAGCCGCCGGTGGCGAGGAATTCGCCCGGCCGGTGTGCAGCCGGCCGAGCAAGAGCTTCCGCCAATTTGTAGGCGATCTTCATCAGGTGGCACCGTGTCCGCGACGACCGCCTTCCCACACTTGGATTTGCGAGTTGTTGAGGCCGGTCGTGTTGCCCCACGTCGCATCGCCAGGCAGGCGAACGAGCGTGGTGTCCTGGTTGTAGAGGACGCCGATGCCGATCCACGAGCGCGTGCAGTTGTCGCCGACGTAGAAGTCCTTGGCACCCGCGACCGAGTAGCCAGTGCCACCGCTGTAACCGTTCAACTCGGCGTACAGCCCCGAGGTCACGATGTTCGTGCCGCTCTCGAAGTACCAGCCGTGGTTGTGGTTGTAGGCCGCTTGGCCGTCGCGCACGGTGTTGCCGTAGGTCGCGAAGCCGTCGGTGTAATGGTGGTAGCCGTGTCGACCGTTGTGGTCGAACTGGCACATCGTCGCGTTGTTCGCGTTCGCACCGCGGCGCATCGCAATGCCGTCGCGTCCGTTGTATTTCGACCAGACGTGCGTGAGCTTGCTGAAGAACACCGCCTGGTCGATCGTGCCGCCCGCGGCGCTGGCTTCGTCCGCGTCGGAAGGCGCGTAGTAGATGCCGTCGTTGGTGAAGTCGCGGACGTAGATGTCGTCGCCGATGATCTTCCGCTGCACGTAGATGCCCGACCAGTTGTTCTGGCCCGTACCTGTGCCGGCGGTGGTCAAGCCGGTGCCGGTGTATTGCAGCGTGAAGCCCTTGAGGACGATGCGGTTGCCGCTGCCGAGCGCGGAGCTGCCGATCAGCTTCATGCCGTGGATGCTGCCGTTGCCCGTCACCTTGATCGTGGTGATGTCGCGGCCTTCGCCCACGATCTCGACGTTCTGGTCGATGACAAGGTTCGTCACCTTGTACGTGCCGGCCGGAACGCGGATGCGCCGCAGGCCGTAGTCGATCGCGGCGTTGAACGCCGTAGTCGAGTCCGCGGTGCCCGTAGGATCGGCGCCGAAGTCGACCACGGAGACTTCCATCTCCTTGATCTTCGTGTCCATCGAGCGCACGGGATAACCGCCGCCGCCGGACTGCTTGACGGAGAGCGCAACGATGTCGAACGTGTTGGTCGTGCCGGTGCCGGTCGCCTGGATGCGAAGCAGGTTCGTGCTCGAACCCGAGCCCGAGTTCGTGGTGATCGTCTGCGTGTAGATGCCGTTGCCGGACTTGTCCGCAGTCGCGCCGACGTGCGGCGTGGTGTCACCGTAGACTTGCACGCGCACCGTGCCGCCGACGTAGTTCGCGATCTCGAACACGACGTCGTAGCTGGTGTTGTCCGCGAGCGCGGCCACCGTTACCTGCGCAGCGGCGAGGTTCGACGCGGAGCTGAAGTGGATGCCGAGTGAGTCTTGCGTCGGCGGGGCCGTGCCGGTGAGCGTGTAGCCCAGGCC